CATTAACTATACTCCGTTGCATTTAATGATTTAGTACAAAGTGCTCGATAACCTGCTGGGACATCGTATTCAAAAATACCTTCTCCATCATCTGGACTTTGTGCTGATGTTACAGCAGTCGTACCAAAAAATCCATTACCAAAATTAAAAGAAGATTTTGCATCTGAAGTATAACTTGCGCAAAAGAATACACAGTCAACACAAGTTGTCGGTATTGTTATTGCACCAGTTTTACTCGCACCAGATGTAGGCACTCCTGTAACACTACTTATTTGATAATACGTTCCATTTAAATGCACATATAATGCCTTATTATCCATATCTACTGCAAGACCAAGTATGTCTCCATTACTGAAATTACCTATATTAGAAGTAACCGCACTTCCTGCTGATCTAAGATTTGATTGTCCAGATCTATGGTCAAAGGTTACCCCTGCCGATTTTGAAGAAACATTACCTATACTATCGTTTGCAGTAGTGTCTTCTGTTGCATCTGTTATTCCAAAACCACCATATCCATTAGAAGATTGTACGGTATCTATTTTTACTTCAACATAATATTTTCCTTTAGAAAATGTTAGTGTTGAAAGTAAATTACCCCAAGCAGTTGTTGATGTATTAAATGTTGTAGCCACATTTGCTATAGTTCTACTAGTAGTTCCAATATTAACTAATGGATTTAATGTAGAAAAAACATTACTAGGCGTGTCTTTAGTTTGTATTATTGATCCAGTTGTTGTTAAATTATTCGATTGACCTGAAGAATCTAATCCCATGTTTGCTGAGTTATCAAATTTTAAAAAGAAACCATTTGTACCATAAGTAACTGATGGTGCAGTGTTAGGCTTCCAAATTCCTGTTGTTGAATCAAATGAACCAAAATCAGTGTATGCAGCTGCTACACCATCAAGAAATACAACGTGACTCATACAACCGTCAAAAAAATCACTGCCATCACCTTTTTCTCCAATACGAAAACCATTTGTTGTTGCTTCATTAAAATAATAATCACCATTTTGAGTTATTTGAGTTTCTTGAGAAAAACTTGTTTCTCTGACACCATTTACATATAACTTAGTTCTATCTGCTGCCGTTGCTAATGTGCTATCTCCAATTAAAACGATATGATACCATGCTGAAGTGTCTCTAAATTTTCTGTTAGTTTCTATTTGTGCATTATTACTATTTGAATATTTACTTTGAAATATCAAATTATCTGCACCACCAAATTGAATTAATGCTCTATTACTATCACTGGTATAATTAACCGCTAAATATTTTGCGTCAGTAGACGATCTTTTAAACCACATTGATAAAGTAAATTTAGTTTTAGTACTTCCTGCTGTTCTTGATCTTTTTAACGATGCACTAGCCATTAACAGAATCCTCCTGCATTACCTATACCAACTTCTACAGTAATTGACAATGCTTGATCGGTAGTTTGACCTTGAGCGTCTGTTGCTCTAACTGTAAAACTAAACGTAGTCTGATTAGCAGGAGTTGGTAAAGTTCCTGATATTACAGCTCTATATGTACTGCCAGCTGGATTTGTTGTTGATCCAATAGTTATTCCTGCAGGTAAAGCTCCAGAAACAACTGAAGTGCTTATAGTTACAGCACTATCTCCAGTTACATCTATGTTTTGTGAGTAAGATTCTCCCGAACCTCCATTAGGTAAACTCGTTGTTGTAAACACAGGACCATCAGATACTGTTAAATCTGTTGAACTTCTAGCTGCATTACCATCTGGGTTTGTAACTAAAATTCTAACGTTTTGTCCGTTTGTTAAACCAGCTGTGCCAGTTGTAAAACTTATCGTTGTTGCACTTGTAAATGTAACTGATGTTGCAGATTGAAAAGCACCGTTTGCTCTTTGTAATTCTACTTTTGGTATTGATGCAAAATTTTGTCCTGTGATAGTTATTGTGCCACCTACGTCTGCATCAATAACTGTTGGTGTAAAACTAGATATAACCGGTTGTGTTTCAGTTGGTATCGTAGCTGAACCACCTAAGTTTACAGCGACACCGTTAATTGTAATTGATTCATTTGCTAAGGCAGAGTTTGGTATAACATCATTTTGAAATACTAAACTATCACCAGCTTCACCAATCGTTAGATTAGTTCCTGATTGTGGTATTACTTTATCTACTTCTATTTTACTCATTAAATAATTACCAAATTACCTGTTACTGTTACAGTTCCTGATACAGTTACTGGTCCTGCTAAAACTCCTGAATCCATTGTTTGTGTATCAGAAATTGTTGAAGCGTGTGTTGTTACATAAGTTGTTGCTGTCATACTTGCAGACGGAGCTCGTTTTGCAGGGTAAGTACAAAATACAGTTTTAGTTCCTGCTGTAAAATCCACTTTGTTATCTGAATTTGAAGAGGAGATAACGGTATCTCTAGAAAGTGTATCAGGTGTTGCATCTGTTACAGTTCCAATACCGACCTCAAACTCAGAAGTTCCATCATGTGAAATACAGTAGAATGTACTATTTGTAGTTCCAATACCAGCAACAAAAGTTTCAAAACCTGTTTCAGCTGTAGCTGATAAGTTTATTGTTCCTGTTCCAGTAGACGTACTTGTCTGTTTAACTCTGTCGTTAAGTACAAAAGCCATTTAATTAATCCTTTACTATTACGCGTCGCCTAGTCTAATAATAGCACTTGATGCATCAGCAGTAGGAAACTGAATAATAAAGTCTCCGTTTGTTGCTGTTTTATTGCCACCAAAGTCTAATACCAAAACTAATTCGTTTCCGCCTCCAGTTGATTTATATATAGCAGCTCCTGCAGCAGTTAACGTTACAGAAGGAAAAGTTAAATCTTGAAAATCAACATATGCAGTTGTTGTTCCTGCAACTCCGTTATTTGTTAGATTGTTTCCACCTGCTGTGTAAGCTGTTCCTGTAGAACTTACTTCACCGTTTCCTGTTCCTGCTAAGTAGACCGTAGAGGCCGTACTGTAAGAACTGATACTAGTATATAAAGCACACTTGAAAGTATTTCCTCCGTTACCTGATGTGTCAAAATTAAATACACCTTTTAACAAACCAGATTTAAAAGAATTAGGTACTATATTTGCCATATTTTATTCTCCTTATTTATGGTGATGGTGATTTTAAAGGTGTACGAATTGCACCATCTTGCCATTCGTCCCGGCGTCTTCTACCTTGTTGTTCGATAGAGTACGAAGCTAAAGCCCTTTGATATGACTGCTCGTAGTATTGTAACATATCTGCTGGACCTTTCAAGTATCCATATGCTTCTACTAGAGTTCCATACAAAAGTAAATCTTGATATTTATTACTCAAATAAGTTGTTGTTGAATTTGATGTCGTAATACTGGCTGGCTGCTTGATATATGCTAGTGTTATTTCATACGTAGCATTTGGTGTTGGGGCCACTACCCAAAAATTAGCATCCCAGTTTGCATAGTATTTTGGAATTCCAGATGCAGTTGCTGGTTTATCATAAAATTCTGCCATGTAAGAAGTATCTTTTTTCTCTAAAAATGTTTGAACATTTGGTGTTACATTTGTATTTTTTAATTGAACATATCTGATTGCTCTTAAATCAGATGGTATTGTTACATATCTATTTCCAACAGCTAAGTTTGATGTAGCATAAAATCTATTGTCATCAGAATCTGCATCTCTATAAATTCTATTCTCTGCATTTTTTGCCATAGTGGTTAATATTGCATCAGTTAAAACTGTGCTATCAACTTCTGTGTATGATCTAATATCGTCTTTTAAATTTTGAAAAGTATAACTCATTATCTAATTCCTCTGAACATTGGACTAACAAAAGCGTTTTGTCCACCTCCTGTTATATTACCTGATGCGTTATAAGGCAAGGTTACAGTGAAGCCTGTATTAACAGTTTTTGTTGCTGGTTGTGCTCCTGTGTTTTCTGTTCTAGTTGTTATTGTTTGAATTTTTAAACTTGGAAAAACATTCACTCCTGCAGTGTGTGCAGTTGCAGTAGTGCTTGCTGCTGTCTTACCTCTAAATGGAGCATTAGTGCCTCTTGTCAAACCAGTTAGATTTTGTCCACCAGATTTACCTGTATATTTTATAACTTCTCTTTGAATAACTGGAACATAGTCTGTAGCTCCTGCAACAGGTGTAGTTGCACTTTGTATAAAAAAGAAACCTGTGTTAGCAAAATTATTATTACCATCTAAAGTTACAGTTGTATCAGTAGCAGATAAGTTAGATCCTAAAATTTGAAATAAAGGAAATAAATTAGTTCCTAAATTAAAACTTTCAATCGGACTATTACTAGCTGCATTTAAAAATAAAACTTCATCTCCAACTTGAAGATCATGATTTAAAAATTCAACAGTTAATGTTGGACTACCATTTGTAACTGTAAAAGGATCTTTTGGTAAAGCAAGTGCAACTGGTGGCTCAACTCTATCTGGTCTAATATTTCTTAATGCAACACCCTCAGATGAAATAGGTTTTGGTTCTAATTGTGGTTGTTTTGGTTCAAACTCTGTTATGTGAACTAAAGATCCGTTCCATTCTCTTACCATTTCATGATAAGGAAACTCCATTCCTGATCTATCTGATATAGCAACTGCTTTTTTTCCTGACGCATATCTTGGCATTATGATCCTGGATAATAAGTTTTTGGTGTTATGTAAGTGCTAGATGCAGAACCATCTTCTGCTAATGCTCTTTGTAATTCATCTTCGTATAATAGTTTCATACCTTGTGTTAATTGTGGTGCATACTTTTGAGATAAATAATAAGTTAAACCTGAAACCATACATGGTATAAATCTAAATGGTAAATCTGTTGCGTTAGTATAATCTCCAACGTCATCAATTCTTTTTATGTAATATATGTGAACATGTTTTGCTGCATTAGTTGAATCTGGTGTTGGGTAAACATGTATTTCAGTTCTATCTATAAATCTTTCAACCCAATATTGATTAGGTGTACCTTTTGATTTTTTATTTGATAAACCACCATAAGTTGATCTATCAATTTTTGTCATTGGTGTATCTGATTGATCTGTAGAACCAATAGTATTAGATCTTAATTGTGATTCTAAAATATCGCTTACACTAAAAACATTTTCTGCAGCGTTAGAATTATTTTTTGTAGTAGCTTGATCTCCAGCAGTTGTGGCTTCTGCTGATGATCTATATAATTTATACGTATCTTGTCCTTCAACTAAATCAATATTAGTATCTCTTATCTCCCAATAATGAATACCTCTATTACCCCATTCTTGTAAAAGAATATTAAGAGATCTTCTTGAAGATTTTAATTGATAACCTGTTACGTTGTGTATTCCTAAACGCTCAAAAGATTCCTCAACTATTTCATCAATAGTAAAATCTTTGCCGAACGTTGTAGTTCCGGAAGTAGTATTAGCCACAGTTTACCTCCTTAACCAGTATAACCTAAAGTGACCGATCCTGTTCCTGATATAGTAGCATGTACGGTATCTTCAAATCTTATTCCTTCACCAGGAACAAAAATATCTAAACCTTCTGTTCCAAAATGTGAAATGAAAAGTAAATCACCAGAATTGTCTGCACTATTTCTTAATTCAAGTTGACCACTAGCGTGACCTTTAGCTTGAATGTAAGTTATTCTGCATGGTCCAATATTAGTTGCACCACCAGCAATAGTTTTAACCTGTCCTGTACCTGTTACTCTTGTAAATCTTTGATCTGACATAGTTCTCCTTAAAATTTATGTGTGGGCCGAAGCCCACACTAAATTATTTATTACGCTTCTTTAGCAAATACACCTTGTACATCAACAATCGTCCAATGTGTTGATGAATTTAAAGATGCACATACTACAAAGTCACCAACTTTTTGAGTAGCTTTTGTATTAATAAGATCTTTGTTATCTGTTAAAGATCCAGCATACAAAATACCATCAGCAGCATTTGGGCTGATAGTCATAGCGTTAGTTCCATCAGGAGCTGTATTTACAAATGTAAATATTCTTCCAATAGAAATAGGCGGTAAAGTAAAAACCATTCCATCAGTAGATGTAGTAAAAGTTTTACCAGAATCCGCATTCTGCACCGTGTAGTTAGCTGATTTGTTTTCTAGATTGAATCCAGTTAAACCTGCTTCGTTAAATTTACCTTGCAGAACTGGTCCTCTAAACAATGTTTTTGCCATAGTATTATCCTCCTAGTTTTTTCGAACGCAGTCTCTAGGCCGTCGACTATACTCGTCTACGTTCTGATTAATTGTATAGTAACAAAACTATATACTAGATTTAACTAGAGCGCAAGAGAGCCTGTAATGTGAATTGAATTTATTCAACGATGTAGCTTTTTTATTAAGTAGCTACTGAAACTTCGGGGGCAGCGTCTTCAATCTTATTTTGCTGATGAGCTTTTGCTGCTTCAGCAAGTTTAATATGGCTAATAACTTCTCTGACTCTTCTGTCAATCTTAACCATATTGAGAGTATATCTACCCTCTTTAAGATGCTCCTGCTCCCATTCTAGGTCCAGACCCTTTTTCTTC